CTGATTCTTCAATCATCGGCTAATTTCTCCTTTCTTTTTGCTGAACGCTTTGGCTTTTCCTCTTCCGCTTCCTTTGGCCACATCCCCATTGAATCAAGCACCATCACGGTAATAACCGAAAGTCCTGCAATCCCAACAATCATTCCCATATCGTTCTCCTAACTAAAAGTTGCGCTCGTGCTTGTGTAATCGCCGCCAAAATATGTAGGCTCACAATAGTCCTGCATTAAAAGCGTTCCAGTATCTGTCGCTGCAAATGTGTTCGTCAGAGGGCGGGTGAATCCAAATGCTGGATCTCCCGCAAAAGCCATGCTGTTCGCGAGAGCCCGGCCTAACTCTGGTAAAATTGTTTCGGCGAAATTGGCAGAATTTGCCAAGATTTTAGTGAAGGCGAAAGCTGGATCACCTGAGAAATCACCAGAATCGGCAGGGTCGATTTCGTGAAACCATTGACCTCTTTCACTGATCTTTCTGCCGCTAGTCGGGGGAGATCGCCTGCCAGTTTTAGGGGGGGATCGTCTAGCCATCTTCAGAGTCCACGATCCTGAAAACAACATCTTGCTCGATCTCTACGGGGCGACCATTGATGCCGCTCACCTCGGATTGACTCTTGTCACTATAGCCGTGTTTGGTTAAGGCTAATTTAGCCATCGTGGAGTTGTAGTCGCCCACTAGGCCGCGATTCCAAAGCTCTTTGGCCTGAACCGCCATTAAAGCGTCCAAGATGTCCGAAAATTCAGGTTTTTCTTCAGCCCACTTATAAATCGTGCTGCGTGCAACGCCCAAAACAACCGACAAACTCTCGATCATAGGCATGACATCGCCTTCCTCACGCCAACCTTTATCCACGTATTCGGCTGCCTGTTGAAGCATGTCATCAGAGTAGGATGTCGGTCTGCCAGCAGGCATAGGCGTCCAGCGTATTCACTCTACGAGTGAGCTATTTGAGCATATTTTAGAAATTACACCTAATTGTGCTCATTCTTTGGTCGCCAAAATTTACGCATCAGTTCCTGATTTAGTTTCGCTTGCTCCATTTCGGGAAGCCGCTTGGTCTTTTTCCTACAAACAAGGCATTTCTTCTCGTGCCGTCGAAAGGAAACTTCCTTACTTGTTTTCCCGCAAGACTCACATATCTTGCAGCGGTTGTTGTAAACGCTCCAACATTGGTGGCTGCAAAATTTAGCTGGCTTTTTACCCAACTGTGGAACGAAAGTCGCGCATTCGAGGCAATTCATACTATTCCTCGATTAACGCTTTGAAATTAGATTTTGAAAAATGAGCTAACGGCTCATTGTGATTCCGACCGTGCCGACCGCCCCACTCGATTCGATAAGGCTTAGTGGCGTTGATGTCTAAAATTCTAGGCCGTCCTTTACCAATGCGAACGACCAAATAGCACTTGATCCCTTGATCCTCCCATTGCTTTGCGGCAATTTTTTTGGTCATCGAAAGCACAATCGTCGGATACTTTGCAGCGTTTTCCTTTCTATTTTTTATCTCAATTAGCGCGTCGATTTCGCCGTTACAATCGATACGTGCATAATCGAATTCATGGAAATCTGGCATCCGCTCTAGTCGGCAACCCCACAAATCCCGCAAAAACTGAATAGTCGCCTCTTCATTACCAACATCAGCAACCGTCTGGAATGTCGGCATAGGCCGTCTTATCGCTTACCGCCGTCATATCTGACTGCGTGGCCTTCAAGCACAAGCTGCTCATTGACATTCATATCTCCTGCCCAGATGACGCCCAACCATCGACCAAACTTCCCTTTCTCGCTCAGACAGACACGAACACCATCTTTTGTTAGCTCTGCTAATCGACTTTTTGCGCGTAAGCCCTTTTCCTTAACGGCCAAATCTCGGGTGCGACTTTCATAGGCGTCTATGTCGGAAAGCCTGATGCGTATCTCTTTCAAAAGACTGAACGGCTCCAGCCTCACTCGCGCATCCAAGGTGTCACCGTCTACGATTTTCATTATTTCTGCGTCAAAGCAATTTTCAGCGTTTGCCGAACAACACCCGATTAAAGCCAATAACATAACGATTTTTTTCACGCCGCCTCCCTGTTTTTTTGACGAAACATTCCTATCTTTGCAATTAAGTCGATTTTGTCCCACTTGAATGGTTGCCGCGCTTTTTCTTCCATTTCCAACACCGCTTCCTCTCCCGCCATTTCAACCAGCCGCTGACGATACGCAAAACTCATGCCTTGTTTGAAGGTGTTGCAGACTACGCACTGTGCCGCGAGGTTCCAGCATTCTCCCGTTTCAGCATTCCCGACTTGGTAGCGCGTTGGAGAAATATTTCGAGGAATGTAGTGCCCACAATGCATTTGCTTAATTGGCTTGACCGTGTTGCACGTGAAACATTGCACACTTTCGCCGTCTTCAGACCAATAGTTCCTCACCCATATTGAAACTTCTGCATCAAGAATTTTCTTCAGTTGTCCAATACTTTTGTCGGCCAGCGGAACGCGCTTACCCATGAGCTACACGCTCTCTCGCGTAATCGCGCCGAAACTTCCATCCCTGAGTAACCTGTTCAATAGATATCATCTTGTCAGAAACTCTTTCAACGCGGCCCCTGTAAGTCCACACAAATCTGGGAACGGTTAAATTTCCAGAGACAAAATCCATCCCTTTTCTCGTGACTCGCCACTTACCACCTTTCCCCCCATCATCTCCAACCTTGACAACCAAACCCCAATATCTGAGTTTTTGAAAATTGCAATACTCGCTGCTCTTCAAGCCCATTTGAGCTATGTCCTGCCCAAACATAGCCCGTTCGCCAAACTTGGTTACGACTTTTGCCAACGATCTACAAAGACCTTTTGACAAACCATGCTTATACTCGACCATTTTTGCGCCGCAGTGATGACAATAATTCATGCGACTTGCTTCAATTTGTCGGAGTGATATTGACTCTCAGGCTGAGAAAGTTGCACGCCGCATTTTTCACACCAATTCTCGACCTTTCGTGCAAAATCAAACAGTTTCCCCCGATCATTACCAAAGTCCGTGATGTTTCCAAGAACCTCGCCTATTCGGGTTTTCCCAATCAGTTTGCTGCTTTTGTATCCTATGAATTGGTGATACCAAAGTTCCCGCATCTCTTTATCACTAAAAGTCTCACCCTTTTTAGACCGTTTGGTGAATTGCTCGGCAGCTTCCCTTGACCAAATTCCTATCAACGCTTTATAGCTCTGGCTTTCTCCTTCCGGCGTAATTTGAATTTTTGCTGGAAATTTAAAATCGAATGTCGATAAAAATTTAGCCACCAACTCAACGCCGTCGTTAGCGTTTTTCACTGTCGCCTTAAAATTTTTAGCGTTCATATCTAATATCAAATTCTCTATACAACTTCTTCCACGCTGCCTCATGCACCTTCGCACGCGCATTGCTTCCAACTTGTTGAGTCCCCACGCTAATCTCCTTGTCCGTAAAACTTCTCGGGGGATCAACAGCGTTTACGACCTCTTGATAGGGGAAATCGCCAACATAGTTGATGGATGATCGCCCTAGAGGACTGCCCGATATTTTCATGCCAGAAATGATTTTGTTCCTAAAGGCGACGATTGTGGCCATTCGAGCTTGTTCCCTGTCCGTCATGCAACCCTCTCAATTTTCTGGATTAAAATTTCTCTGCTCAGACCGTGCGTGCTTAGATTTTTCTCCTGCGCCAGCTTCAAAAGCTGGTTGTCGGTCATCAATCGGATGTTCGCTTTTTGGCTNAAGGTTGTCGGNTCGTCNCGCCAGCGCCGCTGATTGATAAATGTGCTTAAATAGGGNANAAACTGTTTATCCATCGTCGAATATTGGTTTTTNATCCTAAGAGGAAGATGATCAACCAACTCCTGTTGCTCTGATTTTTTCAAGTTCAAAAAAGCGGTCTGCGCCCGCGCCTTGCTCTCTTTTCTCGGGTACTGATTCCAGATCAGTTCAAATGTGCATATTCCTTTTTCTTTATTTATTAGTTCCTTATTCGGGGGCTGAACCTTTGATTTAGGAGGGTTCGAGGGAATGTCATTGCACCCCCCCGTGCAATCAGCTTCACCCCCCTGTGCAATGGGTTGCAGGGGTGCAGAATTTGCACCCCTTAAAAGACGGTAGCGGGATGATCGCCCAGCAATCTTTTCAACGGAAACAAACCCCTGCTGTTCTAGGGACTTCAACACGTACTGAGTGTTTCTCTTAGAACACAAAATCATTTCGCTGAGATGGTCAACCGATGGCCAGCAATAATCCATCTCCGAATGAATGCAGTCGGCAATCGCGACGAGACAAAGTTTCTCTGCCGCCGTTTTTGGCCGCTGCTTCATCGCCCACGCTGCGGCTTCAAAACTCATAAAAGCCCCCCAGCGCTGCCAGTAGCAGCGCCAGAGGGATCGCCGGAACGTTGGAGATCATTTCGGGGTTCCCGGCGCAAAACCAAATCAGTCAAGGTGTAATGAATCGAATCGATCAGGTCGCTATCCATCTGAGTCCTCGTGCCGTTCTTCAAATGAATCAACCAGCGGTATTGCACTCCCGCCCTCATCGCAATTTTAGGCAGCGTGTGATCAACGGACTTTAAAAAGTTTTTGTCTTGGAGCAACCGACTGCACCATTCCCGACGTGTTTCCAATTTTTAAACCTTGCACTATTTTTTTTCACTNTAGCACAGATGTTCACCGCCATCAACAACGTCGTTATCCAGCATAGGGGTCATCCACAAAAAAATACGGAACAGTTGTACTTTTGAGAAAAGTCGAGTAGTATGGTTCAGCTTTAAGTTAAAACTTTTATTTCAAAAAAGAGAGGAATGCATGGAATATATCGAATCCCGCCTTATCGAAAAATCAAACGAAATCAACAACGCCCACTATCTAGCGTGGAATCACTACGCGACCAATGAGTTGCCGAACCGCCTTTCAGACAAGTCACTCGAAGGGCACGAAATCGACGAACCTTTGAATCTGCTCCAAGCAGCGATGCATGATTTTGAAATTTGGCTAAACGATCTTAAAAGCGCGGCAAGCGCCCACGATCCATCGAACGGCGATGACGCATCCGCCGCGATTGAACTTCTGGAGAAAATCAATGAGCACAACTAAGCGTGGTGGCGTCTTTGTCGCCATTTGGCGGCACGATGGAACCCTTTTTGCGGGGATCGCGAAAACAAGGACGGCGGCAATGATGCTTCTGATGGAGGATATAAATAATGAAAATTAAGCCGCTCAACAAGCATTGTTTAACTAGGCGGCAGATCAACCGTCGAGGGCATGAAATCGTAAAGTTTTACGACAACGGGTGGAGATACGGCTACATTTTAAAGAAAGGCCGGAAGTGGGCAACGGGCAGAAAATCAGCGTGCGGATCGCCACTCAAACTGTCCCTGCGTGATGAAGGGAAAGGATGGGCAGTTGTATGAACCAAGCTGAGAGTCAATATCAAGCGGGTAATGGATTAAAGCAAAAAATATGGAGACCGGAGAGCGTTATGAGCGAAGATCATAAAGCAGAAGAAGAGCGTGAAGACAAGCTAATCGCGGCGGTCAACGCTGTGGCCAATCTTGGGAAAAAAGACAAAACCCAGATTGGCAAGAAAAATTACACCATGGTGCATACCAGAGTCACAACATTTCGAGCGCACTTGGGCATGAATGGGCGCATAAAGACGGAAATCGTTGACGTTTCTGATAGGCGAGTGCTGGTAAAGGCAACAATTTTTGTTTGGTGCAATGAGGGCTGGCGGGAAATCGCAAATGATTTTGCAGAGGAATATCGCGGCACTAGCGCGGTTAACAAAACGTCTGCTATCGAGAACTGCTGTACCAGCGCAATAGGCCGCGCTCTCAGCGCCGCAGGGTTATCAGGGGGGGAATACGCCAGTGATTTCGAGGTCAAAAATGCCATCGAAAACAAGCAGGACGTGACAGAGCTTCTAGCAGAAGAGATTCAACAAGACATTATGACTCCGATCCAGACCGAAGAAATTTTAGGGTTGATCGCCGAAACAGGCGTGGAAAAAGCTGCCGTTTTGAAATGGAAGGAAGTTAACTCTATTTCAGAATTGAGCCAGCTACAGTATGCAGAAGTAAAAAGCGGCTTGGAGAAAAAGTTAAAGGAGCAAACCGATGCGGCATGATTTAGAGCCAAACAGTCTTGAATGGCACGAACACCGCCTACTCCATGACAATGCCAGCGAGGCGGCAATCGTTATGGATTGCCGACCGGACTGGATGGCAAAGGAAAAAACAATTCGGCAATTTTGGGAAGAAAAGCAAGGATTGAGCCTTGGCGACAACAAATCCAACCCATTCTTTGAATACGGGCATGAGCATGAGCCTGATGCACGCAGATTTGTCGCCAACAAATTAAACGTCGATTTGGAGCCAGCCATTTTTTCCAACGGCAGATATGGCGCATCTATCGATGGGTACGGCGAAAAAGAGGGAGGGAAAACCGTAAAGGTAGAAATTAAATGCCCTGCGCGAAAAGTGGAATCAAAAACATGGCAGCACGCTATTGNNGACAGCATCGAGGATCACTATAAGTGGCAAATGGTACACCAAGACTTTGTTGCGCCGACCGACGAAAGCTATTTTTTCGTCTATATTTCCGATGAAATCAATAGGCTCATTCCGTTTGAATCGACTAAAAAAGATAAGGACAAGCTGATAGCTGCGTGGGAAAAATTTCACAAGACTGAGCCGCCACCCGATTTTGTCACCATTGAAAATCCACTGACCGAGAGTTTGGTCAATGATTTAAAAGATCTCGAAGCAGCGAAAGCGAAAACTGAGAAGGAAATTAAGATCGTCAAAGCCGCTTTGGAGAGAGAGGCCAACGGGCAATCAATTAAAGCATTTGGATGCACTTTGAGAAAAATCGTCCGAAAAGGCAGCGTCAACTATAAGGCCATAAAAGAACTTGAGGGGGTAGACCTCGACCAGCACCGAGCCGAGCCAACCGAATATTACAAGTACACTTTTGAGAAGGAGAAAAAAATTGACTATTGAGATTATCGCTTTAGGAAATGTCGCAAACATCAAAGTAGCCACTACAAAAGCTGGAGATTCCGTGGTGAATTTTTCCCTCGCGTCAAACAGGTATTGGACAGACAGTTCTTCGGGTGAGCGGAAGCAGGAAACCGACTGGCTAGACTGCGCGGCATTTCGGGGTCTGGCAGAAATGCTGGCCACAAATTTGGAGAAAGGAGCCAAAGTTTTTGTGCGTGGCGAATATCGGAAAACTTCGTATGAAAAGGATGGTCAAACTCGATACCAAGTGCAGTGTATAGTCGATAAATTTAGATTTGCATCTCCCAAAGAAGATTCCTCAGTCGATGGCAAAATGACGAAAGAAGAAGCCGCTCCTGAATTTGACGACGATATCCCATTTTGAGAGGCAGCATGGCTAAAACAACCCTGTATCGCTCTTACAACAAGGGCAATGAGCTTTTGTATGTTGGCATTAGTCACAGCGTAATGAATCGTCTAGGTCAGCATAAGAATTCAGGGGTATGGCATGGCGAGTGCGTCAGGATCACGCTAGAACATTTTGCTACTCGCGAATCGGCTAGAGAAGCGGAAGCTAAAGCAATCAAAACAGAACACCCGATNTATAACAAACAAGGNAAGCCTTCAGNNTCTGATAATTACTGGAAGACTAAACAACAGCAAGCATATGCCAAGTTTGATCAGGAGCGTAAAGAAAAATATGGCTGGAAAGATCTTGATTTTACAGTGCCTGTTATACTTTCAAGCGGAAGCGGGGGACACACGATAAGCGGTGGGCTACACGAAATTGAAGGATACATAAATGTCTATTCGGATTCTTGAGGGGAATTGCTTGAATGTTCTGGATGATCTTGAGGAACAGTCAGTATATACATGCATTACCTCACCGCCTTATTACGGACTCAGAGATTACGGGACTGAAGGGCAAATAGGGCTTGAAACAACACCAGAGGAATACGTCATCAATCTAGTCAATGTGTTTAGAAAAGTTAAGAGAGCTTTAAGAGATGACGGAACTCTTTGGGTTAATATTGGGGATAGTTACTATAATTACAGACCGGGTAAAGGACAAGGACTGGCTAAACAAACAGTCTCAAATACAAAGCAAGATTTACCAGATGTGTGTCCTCGTAGAGGAAATAAACTTGCAGGACTCAAAGAAAAAGACCTTATAGGTATCCCATGGATGCTTGCCTTTGCACTACGCGCAGACGGTTGGCATCTACGTCAGGATATTATTTGGCACAAGCCTAATCCTATGCCAGAAAGCGTAAAAGATCGTTGCACAAAAGCACATGAATACATCTTTCTGCTCACCAAACAAAAAAAGTATTACTACGACCATGAAGCAATTAAATACCCAGCGAAGGAGGATTGGGGAACAAGGGATAGAACTGATGGGAAATACCACAATGAAGGTTCTGGGCTGTCTCCACATACAGGATTAGAAGATTCTTACGAGACTTCAAATAAACGATCTGTCTGGACTGTTACCACAAAACCATTTAAAGGCGCACACTTCGCTGTGTTTCCACCTGATCTAATAGAGCCATGCGTTCTTGCAGGCTGTCCAGAGGGGGGAACTGTACTTGATCCCTTTGGAGGCGCGGGGACTGCTGGCTTGGTTGCTGACCGACATGGCCGTAACGCAATACTTATCGAGCTAAATAAGGATTATTCAGAAATCGCCAGAAACCGCATCTATAACGATGCTCCGCTGTTTGTTGATGTGATCTGAGGCTTAAACATGGCATAAAATCAATAAAAAGGTTGCATTAGCGCTAATGATCGATTATTCTACTTGGAATCAATCATATAAAGAGCTTAATAAATGTATTCAGACGACCAATATGAGCAACTCAAAGTAAACGTTCAGCAGGCAATGGCTGACCACTGGGAAGATCGCCGAGCGCGAGTAAATGCTAGAGAGGAAAGGCTGATCGCCCTCGGGAAAGAACTGAACGACGACCGCCCACCGACCATTGGCAAGGATGACAGATACCACGCGCCATGCGATGGCTACGAATGGACTTGGGAGACAGGTTCTCACCAAAACGGCACACTAGAGGAACATACGGCCACATTCATGGCGGGTGAATTTTTGCCAGTGAGCCGCGACGATTTAGGCGACAGCAACATCCTTCTTGCCACATCTCAGCCGTCTGCCCCAAGAGGATCTTATAAAATAACATACGTCGAAGTTGAAATTTCTGACAGGCTTATCAAGCTACTTCAAGACCTTACTCCAATATCCAAAGGCACAGACTTTAAGGACTACAACACGGGCAAACAGATTAGCCACCTTTACGTTGGATATCGTTGCGCTGCTGATCTGGTCGAGGCGTTTATCGAAGCGCCCAAAATAGCTGAACGAAAAGCAGCGCAGGAAAAGGCAGACGCCGAAAGGGAAGCTGCGGCAAATTGCCCAGAGGGGCGCGTTGATATCGTTGGCAAAATTGTTAGCATCAAAATGAAGGAAAGCATGTATGGCAGCGTTTTAAAGATGCTCGTAGTAGATGACACTGGTTTTAAAGTATGGGGAACAGTACCAAGCTCGATTGAGGGATGTTTGAGAGGCGACACAATCAGCTTTTCTGCCCAAGTAACCCCATCAGATGACGATGAGAAATTTGGGTTTTTTAAGCGCCCGACGAAAGCATCAATCTTGGAAGGAGAACAAGCATGAGCATACGAATTACACCCGCCAGTGAAGCCAAGACAGGATACAAGCAAAACCTAGTTTTTGTTGACTGGTTCAAAGGAGGCAAAACTCCTGCGGCGATTATTAAGCCAGCCCTGCAAGGGGCAAAATATCGTGGAGCCTTGCTTGTTATGAGAGACGGGACGTTGCCGTTTTATGATGGACGATGTTTGAAGGTTGGGAGAAAGACACCGACACATTGNCACCTCTTCCCGAACCGCAACGCTGCAAAAGCGTATGTGAAAAACCATTTTAGCCGCGAATTTGACGGCAGCTATTCCAACTGGAAAGAAGGCTGTCCGGTGTGGAGCGGACAAGCAGAAGAAGGAGAACAAGATAAGGGGAATAAATATGGATAACATTAAACTGATGATCCCTCAGTTGTCGCACTTGCAAGACGACACACTAAAACAGTTAACAACTATTTTAAACGCATGGCTAGATAATCACGGGTTGCCACGCGAGTCTGCTAACGAGGTTTTACTTACTCCAAACCTGACTGATGACCAAAAAACTTGGCTGCGACTTTTCATTGACGCATGGGNTGGCNCGGAAGAGGTGGGCAGATTCGAGTCTCACCTAAAGGGGGAAGCCGCAAGTGAATAAACAACTGTGGCAAAGAGCCTACCATCTTGCGCGATTTGCATTTCGAGATGAAAAATCTGCCTACATATCAGCTAATGATGAAGGGCTGGTAGAAGAAATNCATGTTGCAAGAGGCTGTTGGGTGAGAGGGAATACTAATTGGGAAGACAATGACTTTATCACCCGCTGCCAAAGAACTTATCGACGGACACTGTACGACAATTTAAATTGGAAGCATCTACAATGAATAACGATAGCCGCTTACTCCAGATGAATCGCGCACGAGTTGCACGCCATAAGGAAAACAATGAACAGAAGGGGCTGGTCAGAGTTAGCGTCTGGGTTCCAAAAGAAGAGAAGCAGACGCTGTTGCAGTTTGCGAAGTTTTTAAAGGCGCAACCAAAGGAGCAATCACGTGACCATCCAGCAATAGATACGTTTCTTGATCGCCCCACTGACTCAGACAACGAAGAGTTGCCTTCTTGAAAAATAGGCCATACTGCAATCGGTCGCGCTTTGCCTCGCAGGCTTTAATCCCTGCGATACCATCCCACGTGCCCAGCGGCCACCACGCTGCTAATGTGGCAATGTATAAGGTCGTTAGCACTTANGGGTAACAGGTATAGCTGATATACGCCGCTACTCCATAAAACTGCTTGGTGATGGTAAAACCGTCAGTGCCCAGCGCACTGATATAGCCTGATGCCTCTGAAGATACAGCGTTATTGCTCAGAAAGTAAATCGACGCTCCTTTTAGCCCTGCCTTATGGTTAGCGCCATCAACTCTCGACCAAACGCAGTTGCTGTCAGAGTTGCTTGTTCCCGATGAATTTCCTGTTGAGCTAGCCGTCCACGTGCTGCCAGAGCCGTCTTGAGCAACAGCATTGATGACGACGGTTGTTGGCTTAAATCCCACGCCTGTTATTGCGTGCGTGCCACTGCTTGCCGCTATGGTCGCAGTCCCAGAAACTGCCTGCTGAACCCCGACCGCCCAATTAGTGCCGCCACTGGGAGTGTTGCCAGAATTGCTGTTTGCGGTAGATCGGTAGAGCTTACCGCTGCTCGTTACAATGTCATTGGTAGAGTACCCGTTATTTGTGTTCCACTCCTCTACAAGAACCAGTTTTGACCAATTAGCAGCAGACGATGTTGGGTTATTGCCCACATTATTGGCCGTCACGCTGCGGTAGTAATTGGTGTCGGAGCCTTGCACGATGTCATCAATGGCATACGTTCTGTCAGACAGCCAATCTGCCCACGGCGAGGTGGTGCTATCGTCACCAATCGGATCACGTTGCCACAATTGAACATCAGAAGATGTCAGAAGCTCAACACGGTAAGTGCCATTGAGGAATATATTCCCATGCCTTCCGCTAGAATCAAGAACTACGGGGTTAGTGTTCGCGGAGGAAAGGGCAGTATCTGAATACGTGTCCTTTAGCGTGTCTGATCCAGTCGCCTTAAAGCGCAGCTTGCCGCCAGATAGCACGTTGCCGCTGTTGTCAAAATATTGGGTGTTAGGTCTGTTAAATCTGTTCGTCATTCTCTTGCCCCTGACTTAGCAGCATGGCTGCTGCTGGTATAGATATTCCATATTTATTTGCGATAGAAATTAGATTCTCATCAAAAACAACGTAGTTGGATGTCCCGCCTTCCCCCGTTCTTGAAAATGCATCCTTGTATTGGATGCCCTTCACGCCCCTTTCTTGGAGAGCCTTTGCTAATTTATCTTGTCCACCTAGCCTGCTCGACAAGGCTTGATGGTATGACTCGCCCGTGTCTCCGATTTTTTCCCTTGCCAGATCAAGATTTGTGGAAATTTTATTACCTAATCTTCTATAATTTTTTTCCGCAAACTTCCATTCTTTAGGCGACCAATTAGAAGAATGGTCTATAGTTTCGCCATCAAAACCCCGCACGGCAACGCCATCTGGATCAGACACGGAACCCTTTAATATGTCTTCTACCGCATCTTGAACCTTGCTGCTCTGCACATTCAAAGGCTTATCCCAATCAAGTAACTCATCAGGGGATGCGTCTATGTCTATTTCATATAACCTCCCCTTTGCGCTTTCTAATCTAATTGGCTCTGATAGCTCCAAGGCATCGATAGTTGCTCTTCGCACTTCGTCAGGCAAAACAGCGCCATCCGAAACGATGTCCCTATTTTTTTTATAAAATCCTAATGAGTGTTTACGATCAAATTTAACGCCATCCTCTAACATCGCCAAACCAACACGGTCTGCTGCCTCTTCTGCAACGTAATGGCTATAGCCTAAATCCATCAATTGCTTTTCCAGATTATTTCTGATTCTCGAAAATCCTACCTGTCCAGTTAGCCTCCCACTTTCTAAAGCCTCTTCTGCTTCTTTTTGAGTGCGGAAAGTAGGCATATCAAGATCTAAATGCCCAGATTCTTTATCGTATAAATTCCAACCCATTTGGCCAGCCGTCTGGCCAATTTCATAATCATCTTTTAATGACGGGTCAAAAAAATCTGTTCTGTCCTGTACTGCCTGCTGCCTGTAAAGCTCCCCCAAGTCCCTCGATTGAGCAGAATAATGTCCATGACCGTAAGCCTGTGCGCCTTCTCCAGTGCCTATGTAATCAGATGAAAATTTATCAAAGTCTTGATGAGATCCGTGAAAGGCTCTTATAGCAGGCTTATCGCTACCAACGCCGCCAGACTGATAGCGGCCAAGTCCTCTTGTCCTGCCGCCGCCGCCCATCTCCATCANGCCAACAAGAGCAGCTAACGATCCCGCGCCCAATGCTGAACCAACCACAGTCCCTGCCTCTTCTTGCAGCGAAGGAATGACNCTATCCNGCCAGTACCCCGGCATATGGTCTAGCCCCAGCTTTTGCGTAGCTAGCTGAATCGTGTTCCCGATAGCGTGCAGCGCACGTTTGCCCATCTCCGTTTTTGGCTGGTACGTCATTCGAGACTTCATGCCTTCTACGGCATCAGGATCACCAGTCAGGAGCGCAGTCCAACCAGAAACAGGCTCCGCAATTGCGCCACTGGTAATAGTTGCGCCAACGTCTGCCGCCGCACGTGTGTATGTTGAAAGTACGTCTTGTATTTCATCCAGACCCATACTTTTAGGGAATGAAATAGTTTTATTTCCAAGCCTAACGGTTGTCAAAACAATAGACCCGATTCTTCATCAAAGGTATAGTCAGCCTCTTGAGACTCAGGTTTCGGAACACCCCAAGAGACTGCTCCAGTCACCGATGCTAGAGAGCCTACATCTAATAGTTGTGAAATCTTTGGATAACTTTCAAGAAAGTCTGTTAAAAGTTTCTGCGAGGCCATTGATTCTGAGACTTTTCTTCCTTCTGCTCCCGCATCCATTACAAATCTAAAAATGTCACGAATATGCGCTAGGCCGGGAACATTCCCAAGCGAGTTAATTTTTTGCATTATTTCTATAATTATAGGAGCGCTCCCCACAGGAACAGCCTTTGAAGGCGGCTGAATATCTAAGCCAGTTTGTCTCAGATTTAATAACCTTTTTAAGCCGCTTGTATTTCCATCAAATATTACTGACAGCTTATCTTCACCGACTTTTTCTAAAGATTTTGAAAATTTATCGCCACTAAAAACAGACTGGCCATCTATTTTTCTTCCAGTTGCCGACAGAGAATCCTCTAAAGCCCTAAAAACAACGGCGGCTTGCAAGTTTCCAAGCGCCCTTTTTCCTCCATCAGAATTCTTTAACAGCCTAACAACTTTAGCAACATCTTCAACGGGCGTTCCTTTCGCCAATAGTTTAGGCACAGCTTGAGAGGCTTCAATAACATCAGTAACACCATCTCTCTTTGTGTCAATCAATCGCCCCGCCATTGATTGCGGCGAAAACTCTTCTTTCATTTCACGAACAATATTTCTAGCCTGCCCTAAATTTTCAAAAACAGTTGCATCTTCAACCCCAGCCTCTTTCAAGGCTTTATTGATAAAATCCGCCTCGCCATCTAACGCATTCTTTACGGGGCCAATAGCAACAGACATTGCGCCAGTTTCATCACTCCGCTCTATGCGATTTAACAGCTTTCTAAATTGATCATAATTTTCAACATTTAAAGGGGTAATTTCTCTTTTATTACCAAAAGCATCTGCTGGGCCAGATAGATATCTTTCCACAACGTCTTTATCTTTAATCACACCATATTGAACAAGAGCGTCATGGAATTGCTTCATGCCCCCTGAAGAAGTTATTTCCAAGTCTTTTAATATTTTCTGATCAGGAATAGCCGTTCTAATGTCTGTCGTAAAAATAGGGGTGTTTCTAACCTCTGGAGCAGCATCTACCATCGACTTATAAAGCGCATTTTTTCTGTCTTTCATAGACTGTTTTGAGCCAACTAATGCGCTCTTTATTGCATTGCCAGCATCATCAGAAAGCCCTAATTGGTTAATTAGGGAGAATGCTTCGCGCTCAAAGTCTTGAGACTGCCCAAGTTTAAACAATTGAAAAGGACGCGCATCGTCAGACGCAGATACTAAAAGTTTTTGTTCTGTACCCTGTTGCTTGTAATTTTGCGTAATATCGCCTGCGGATGCGCGAATATTTTGAGAATCAAATCGGGCTTGACGCGCTGCCTGTACTGGGTCAGTAGCTGCCTTTGAGACATAATCTTTAGCGACATCACTTAGCTCCTCGAAAGAAGTTCCAGCCTCTTCAAGTGCTAATGAAAACTCTTCTGTAGGCTCATTATTGGCGGTAAGGAGCGGCCCTTTTGGCGTTCTTCCTAACCGATTATAAATCGCGTTGCCAAGCCGACCAATAGTACCACCGAGAAGCTCNATGCCACCCGCAATAATGCCTCCCAAACCTGCACCACCAAAGGTGTCGGATATGTCACCACCTCTCCCTTTCGTAACAATTGCACCCTCTGTCGCACCTACTGCCCCTCCAGTTAATACTTTCCCCGTAGTTGTCCTAGCCAAGTTGGCCAGCATCGCAGGCCCCATAAATGGCCCTGCCTCACCAAATACCTCGCCAGCAGTCCCTATTATTTCACCTTCGTTTAAATCTTCAAGCGCATCTCTGGTAATTTTAGACTCTTTACCCGCAAGCCCTAACGCACGGCCTAAATTCGTAAACCCCCTACCAGAGCCAATAATAAACTGCTCAATATCACCAATATCCTCATTGATAGAGGCAGCGTTCTCCTTTCTCGTGCGCCTTCTTATCTCTTCTTCTTCAATTTCAAATAAGCGATCAACTAAAGCAGCTTGCTCTTCATTAACGTAATTACCAGATTCCAGATCAATAGCCCTGCCACCAGTGTAAGTTGTGGGTGGAGGCATCTCTTCATAATCGCCGCTATCTAAGTCGATAACTCGACCCCTGCTCAAATCAATCGCCATTAGTCATTAGCCTTGTTTAATTGCCTCAAGACGTCTTCAATGCTCATATGTCTCGATACCGCTGTCTTTTGGATATCTTCTAACGAGAAATCACCCTTTTTTGTGCTGACAATCGCGCCAAGATTAAATGCAAAATTATCAGAACTGCCACCATTTTTTAGGTGAGCCATGTATTGGTTATATTCTTCCTTCATAAACCATGCGCTTCTTTCAAGAGCCTTCAGCATTGCCCTTCTTGATTCTTTCGGGGTCATATCCGACCCCGTTATCCGCTGCGTTACACCGAACTCAAAATCTGTCGTTGGGCCTTTAAAACTTTGCAAATAATCTAATTGCAATTGAGTTAACGCGACCGTCAGTGCGTTTTCATCTTTAACATCTATATTTGGGAATATATTCGCGAGCCTCCTTGCTAACCCTGCCTGCAAGCCATCAGCAGCCTGCTCAGAAAGCACCAGTGCCTCCTTGACCCTAGTTTTTCTTCTGGAAGCCTCTCTATTCCTTCCAGATAGCTCCGAATGCAAATCACTATTCCGTTTTGCTTGCAGCGCAAGTGCTTCCTTTTTTGCTGCTTCTTTAATATCAATTTGAGATTGTTTGTCCAAAAAATTTAGGTGTGCTTCTTGTGCGTCAGCTAACGCTAGAGGAACCTCTTCGGGCGAAAGTATTTGGCCTTGAGCATTTCGCCAAATGACATTGCCTTGATTGTCAGACATCCTACTTAGGCCAGAATGTTTCCAAAATTCAGTGGCAGCAGATGTCTTTGCTTTTTCGGGGCCATAACCTAGACGCTGGCCTGTCGCTATTCCCTCTATAAGCTCTTTTTGAACTCCTTCTATATTGTTTTTATCCAACATATCAATAAGGAGGTTTGTTTCTGTAGGCGTACCGCCTAATTTTTCAATAAAGCCCCTCCTATTTATTAAAAATTTCTTGGCTCTTTCCCCTGTAGGGTCGCGCTTTAAAAGACTTTGCGCTTTTACCATGTCTTGAAAGAGAGCCTCTTTTCTTGTCGTATCGAGTTCCTGTGCAGCAGCAAGTTTCGCCGCCCTATACTCTTCGCCCCTTCCTTTTAATGACGCACGCATCTGACCAATATGATCAAACGCACCGCCTAGCACATCTCCAAAACCACCGATAACATTTCTAGCGGTATTTTCTCTTTCATTCATATCTAACTCCCTACCCTAGCGCCGATAAGAATCTATTGACGCCGCCTTGCTGTTCTTGTACGCCGGGGATGGCAGACCGCGCAGCCGCACTAGAGCCAGCACCAACCGCCATATTAGCAATCATCTCTGCCAAGACTTGATTAGCTTGTGCATCGCCATTCTGAGCCGCAATAATAAGGTTTGATATTTGCGCCGTATTGCCACCAAGCAAGTTTGCCAACTGCTCACCGCCTTGTAGTGCTGCTAATCTTTGTGTTGTCGCATCAATGTTAGCTGCAATATCTCTGCCCGTTTGCATCCTCTGGTCGCCAATATTCAAGCCAGAACCATAAAGCATCCCTGCCGCATCCCGTCCCGCCTGATTCTGCATATCAGCAATTCGTGATCCCATCATATTTCGCATTTCAGCTTGTCTTGCCCCAATGCCTGCCTGCAACCCTGCCTGCGTTCCAGCTACACCCATGCCACGGTTGGCGACCGTGCCTAACCTATCAAATTGATTTTGGAAATCCTGTGCAGCAAGCCCCATTGCGTTAGCTTGCAATGCCTTCATCACATTGCCGCCACCGACTCCGCCAAGAGCCGCCGCATTTCTTAAAACGCCTCTCTCCGTTTGATCTCTCAAATATTTTTGGCCGGGAGACTCTTGAAAATCTGCAAATGCCTGCGCTTGTGCATCAGCACCTAATGCGCCTGACAAAGCCGCCTGCATATTAACAGCGCCAGCGCCACCAGTTGTGTAGGGGTTCAGCGTGTTCAACGCCGTATCGGTCATTCTTATATCGTAGTCCCTAGAGCCTTCTTTTCTCTCGCCCGTAACAGGATTTATAGAGCCGCGATAGGCGTTTAACAGCGATTGAACACCTTGTCCCTGCCCAGCATCTAGCGCAGTAATAGCATCCGTCGTCCCGCCACCAACAGCCTGCTCATACCCAGATAGTCCAGTAGCCGGAACTTCGCCCGTCCCGCCTGTAATTCCACCCGCCGTTCCTCGCACCGAAGCCTGATCGCCGTCAGCAGCAATGTTCGCCAGCGCACTTTGTTCTTCCCCGACAGTCCCGCTTTGCGGTAATTCCATGTTAGCCATTGGGTCGAAGTTAGGGTCAGTCATCGGGTCGCTGTACATGCCATTTGGATTTATCCCAGAACCGTCATAACCTCCGTCATTGCCCTGCGCTGAATTCGCTACGGTGTTTGGGTCTATCCCAGTAGCGCCGCCTGTAATGCCGCCCGCCGTTCCTCGCACCGATGAACCAGCCTCCGAAACAGGAAAGCCGCCACCTGTCTGCACTCCCGGCGACTGAGACATCTGGGGCGTAGATTGTTGAGGCGCAACGGCCATTCCTGCGTTCCCAAATCCTTGCCCAACTGGACTCTGGCCAGCGTTCTGAGTGCCGTAATTAGATTGGCGCATCTGTTGCAGATTCATTCCGCTAACATTTGGCAATCCAGTAATAGGCTGATTTGCATCGTTTCCTCTGTAAACAGGTTGGCTCTGGTTTTTAAATCCCCCTAAAGCATTACCATATGGGCCTTGCTGCATGGTGCGATTAAGCTGCTGCCTATTTAGGCCAGCCCTGCCACCCCCAAAGAAACCGTGCGGGACGTACCCTGTCGGGTTGAATTGCTGCTGCATGGGTCGCCCCGACTGATCGAACGGGCCTTGGTATCTGCCAGTTTGTATTGGAGCCATTAGATTATTCCTCCTAGAAGACGAATCAATTTCTCTTTTCTGCTACCACCGCCCATGCCTAACAGACCTATAACATCCGCGCCCGCACCAGACTCAGCCAGCCCCTCTGTTGGCATATTATATTGAGGGACGCCATCTATATATTCACCTGTAAATCTTGATCCGGGTAATGCCGCCCCCGGCGGGGCAGGGGTGGCTGTTTGTTTCCATGAGTCGTAGCCATCCCAACTTCTAAATTCGTCATTGGATATGAGGCCATCTTGGTTCAGGTCAGGAACGCCAAGATTGAACGCCGCCAAATCGTTAGCCGACGCCATCGGCGAGGCCCCCGCCGCATAGGCGCTCATTACTTCTGGAGAAGTGTTAGCGTTAGGGTTTGAATAAACAGGAACATTAGGGAATTGTGACGCTTGCTCTTCTTCTACTAATGGCTCTGGTAAAGTCCTGTTTTCTAAAAAAGAAGTGTCCACCCTTATCGGGTCTTTTATCAAACTTCGCAAGTCGGTTACATTGCCCAGCAACGCATTTCTAACATTTTCAGCACCTCCCACCAAAGTATCCTGCATATCGCTGANGCCTTGGCCGATAACACGGAATTGTTCTGGAATCGCATCGCCAAATAACTTAAGTGCCTCGTTGTAGCCTTGCCTGCGCGCTGCTTGTGCTTCGTCATGGAGTTCATGCATCCTGCCATAAGCTCTGCCAGTTTGCTGTTTTATAAAATCTAAAGTTTCTCTATTTTGGCGCTCTTGCGCCCTTTGTGCGCTTTTGTCTGTACCGCCAAATAAATCACGTAGGAATCCCATTATACTAATATCCACCCTTTTTTAGCGTCGCCACCAATATCAGCGTCACGCTTAACGTATAAAATTGAACCAGCAGTACCCGCTGTATTCATGTACAACTTCCCTTGCCCTGCACTCACCACGGTTTCAGGAGAGCCTGAACCTGTAGCAATTTGTAGGTCGGTCACTTTCTGCAACCAACTCATAAACTCTGGCGCTGGCTTTTCTCCATCCGTTATCGGCAAAACGCCTGAAGGCGTAATAATTTCAGGCAAAATCAGCATCCACCTTGACTAAAGCAATCTTTGCTTTGTCGCTAAAACTAAACTTGAGCGAAGCCCTGCGCGGAAAGTGGCCATTCTTCCACCATATTTGCCGCTTGTTCCTCTCTCCTACCTTCCCCATCGACCTACTGCGCTCCGCGCCAAAAACTTCACCATTCCTGCTTAATGACAACCTGATTTGCGGCTCTACCTCGTTGATACTGGCAGCACCGCTCTCAGTCGTCGCCTCAATGCGAGAAATCGAGAATCCATTTGTTTCATTTTCGAGCGGCTGTGTGACGACATAACGCAAAATCTCTTCTCCGTATTCGTCATAAACATCTAGGTCAGCGTAACCAATCTTTCCCGACAGACGATCACCAACCAACGTCCTCTGATACGCTCTAACAACGTGTGACGCTCTCCACGCCACTTCTGCGGGATAACCATAGGAATCATAGATGCGGCTTTTGCGCTCATGCCAGCGCCCTGTAGATGTGTCGTAAACGATAGTTGTCTCAACTAAATTGAAACCAACAAAACTTGCGCCTCGCTCTGAATACGAAAAACCAACAATGTTCTCTAGGTCAGTGGTGTTCAATTCCCCCAGCAGAAAATCTATCCCCTCTGTACTGATTTTTTGAAATCCTTGGCCTGCAAACGCCCAAACTCCCGGCGCTTCTCTTTCTCCGCCACCGACAAACATAAAGGTGTCGCCGCCCTCTACCACGCTGAAAGGCGCATAACACCCTTTCGGCAGGACAAAGGCTGGTATAGCTTGAAAAGGAAAAGAAGTTCCACCAATGTTCTGGAACGCCTGCGTTGTTTCTGAACCCAAAAGGTAAAGGCGTCCATTGTGGACATGAGGAGCAACAATATTGTCGGGGTCTGCTTCGGCTGAACCGAAATCTAGCGCGTCCCAGACTAACCCTTGATTCAAATTTGAAACAATAAACTTCTTACTGTCTGTTGAACAAACAAAGTACCCGTCAATAAATCTCACATGCTGCGGGTTGCCATTAGCGGTAAAGTCAGAATCTGTGATCTGGCTAAACGCTGAAGTTGAATCGTTGTAAATGTACCCGTTGCCGCCGGGAACTAACACCATCAACTCTGTGCCATTCTGAGCCATAGACACATTGCCCGTGCCAGAAATAGTGCCTAGATTCGTGGTTGTAAAAGTCTCCACAGAATCAACTAGAGTTGAGTTGAGCCGATACAGGCTTGTGCCAAAGACAAAATAGGGAATGTCTGACATTTCTAAGCCACCTCTACAGTGGCTCCCAGTAACGGCAACAATTTGCGTTAGCCCCGGCGTACCAAACAGGCTTTGACGTTGAAAATTTTCTGTCGCTGTAACTTGAGGATAAAAATTCACGCACTGCTGGCTGCTAATCGGCAATGATGAGCTTCGATAGAACCCGTCAGCGATAGGTATCTCCATCAGACCCAGTTGCTCCCGTCAGATGAAAACTCAAGCAAAGTGTCGTAGGCATTAAATCTAATGCCATCCTCGCCCCTGAACAGGTCAGTACCAACAGGGGTGATAATTACCATGTTGGCCGTTTCATCCACCTTGCGTATGCCGAAGCCATAGCCATTGGCAGACGATGCAGCCATCAGGGTTATGGTTATCGGGCTGCTCGTACAATCAACCTCTACAATGTCATCAGTCAGGAGCAGCGTATAATTTGCCGACACTGCGGTAATGTCTCTATCAAACCCGCCGGGATATTGATCATCATCGAAATCGCCGACAGAAGAAGAACCAGAACCTATCGGCAGCGTTGACGGGAAAGGCATTGGCTTGACAGATACATACCTTCTGAACAACTCCGCACGTGCCTGCCTCGCATCTGCCGTCAACTGAGCAGGGATAGGGCGGGAATAAGAAGGCGCAAGCGCCATGGCTAACTGCTTAACCATGTAGCCTTCAACATCAGCGCGAACCGTCAACGTGTCATCCACTAATGTGACAGGTGTATACCCCGTATTTATAGGTAGCCCNGTCATTAGCTGGTTCAACTTACGTCTAGCAAGTTGAGCATCATAATCCTCAATCGGGGATTCTGCGGTGCTGACACTTATCTCATCGAGCGCATCAGCAATAATTTCTAATGCTGTAGTCATAACTCTCCTCAAAGTCGGCAGCGCCCCATACGGAGCGCCACCTAGAGGGAACGCTTTTACGCGCCGTAACTTTGTCCAGCTAAGAATGGGTTGTAGCAAATAAAGGCGGGTAGTAAGTCGAAACGCACCTTTTGCTTGTTGCTATCACCATCGCTGTAACGTGACACTCGGATAGACATGCCATCTTCAGTTGTCGCTACGGTGTCCGTGCTGTACAACTTCGACAGTTTGACCGTACCAATTCCAAAAGCATTTGGATGGAAGAACAGTGCAGGCTGTCGAACCTGAGAAGCACCACCAAGGACAGTTACAACATCACCAGACGCTAGTGCAGAATCTACGGTGTTGTACTGGCCATTCGCCTCATTGATCGCTGCACCAGCAACAACAATGTTGCCTGCGCCAGCGCCTGATAACGTAACATCGGCAGTCACAACCGCTCGAAACTTAACTTGCGCCCCTGCGCTGTCAGTGAAGGCTTGTCGAGTTGAAAGACCCAGACGATTTCTGCCCGTCACCTCAACAACATCGCCAGCCTTAATAACTGCGCCGCCAGTAAAGCTACCAACTGCCCATGTTTGGGTCATTGTGTCTTTTGCACCAACGTATGTGGCGGTTGGCGCACCTGTTAACGCGCCAACCCTGTCAGCAGCATCCGTGCTGGTATACGAGCTAAGAGCGTTTGAACTTAGGACAGTCATGCCTGCCATGTTGTTGGTTACTTTCGCAGACTCCCACGCGCTGTTTACCTTGCCATCAGCATCCAAACCAGTTTGAACGCTTGCCAGCTTAGTCGCAGTGAATGGGTTCATCACGTAATTCCAAGCCTTGTCCTTTGGACAACCAATGGAATCAAGCATTGCGTAGGCTTCAGCAACATCCGTCCATGCCGTGATCGCTGTACCGGGAGTACCAGTAACAAGGTTCACATTTTTTTGCATGTATGTGCCTAAATCCAACTCAAGATCAGTGACCATTCTTGTTGCCATTGGCGCTAGGATTTCATCTAACTGGTCGAGTTCTAATGCCTCTTCAATGTCTGTCCATTCTGTAGCAACAGTGAAGTAGTTTTGAACCGTTCCAGTAGTTTTGCCTGCGATGATGTCGCTCTTTGTGGAGCTTGAAATATCGCCACCAGCAGTTCTAATGGTGTTGTAGTCATGCGGCCTTTTGAACGACACTACTCCACCAGTATCTGGTGTAAGCCGTGGAGTTAAAAGTTGAGTGTTGACGCCCTTTGTGAGGACTCTTGAAGCCTCAAATTTTTCCAGAAAGACACGGGCGAGGTCTTCTGTATGGTTACTAGCGGTATTATTCGCCATGAGCTTTTACCTTTATTCAAAGGTCGCTCCAGTTGGCCCCCTTCTACTAGGAGGCATCCCGCTGCCCTTCAGCAACTCTGGTGGATCAGGAGCGTCCGTAGGTTTAACGATTAAGCCGCTGGCTTTTGGCTTGATCTTTTCGACAACATATGAAAAAGCTGTCGTTAGATCCTTTTGAGAAATTTCCTCAAGCTCTGCCGGATTATCGGACAGGTATTTTGCTATCAATGGCCCTTGCTCATCTTTTAAGATGAATTCAGCTATAGGCTCATCTAGCCCAAAAACCTTTATTCGATCTCCAATTTGCGCTAATTCTGGCTCAGTTATTCCAAGCTGGACGGCGCGTTTAGAGTAATCTTGTCCGATTTGTTGTAGCTTTATTGCCTGCTCTTGCACCAGCCGATTATGCTGCTCTTGTTCAGCATTTCGGCGTGCTTTCTCATTTGCGTCATAATCAGCGGCACGCTGTATAGCCAAATCTCTTTGCCGCGCCTTTTCCTGAAAATCCTCATCATATGGATTGGGCATCGGCGGAACGTCTGGCCGTGTTTCAGCGGGGATTAGCGACTCTGCCTCTTGTCTGGCTTTACGCTCAGATTCAAGTGCAGCCTGCAACTCTCTTTCACGCTGCCTGCCTTTAAAAGTCTTCTGGCCAATGATCTCATCGACCTTGGCTTGCTGCTCCTCGCTAAATGAAACCTTTTCTTCGTGCGTTTCCTCACTAGCCGTTGCTGATTCGGCTCCCGTCTGATCGGGTTCAGCAGAATCTTCTGCTGATTGCAGCTTTTGATCTTCCATCAATTGCCCTGCCATCGGTAAAAGCCCAGAAATTACCCGTCTGGTACGGGACAGGTGAATATTGACACCAATAGTTCATTTTTACAAGAAATTGCACAATAAATCCCGATAAATAGCGCTTTTTTTGCCTTTTTTTATCTTTTTTACTCTGAATCTCTTGCATTAGCGCTAATGATTTCGTATTATTCCCTTGTTGTTGATAAATAAACAGATACGGGAGATCACGGAGATGNAAACAACATACACAACTTACAAATACAACGTAACCCTACCTTTGCCAGAGCATTGTGAGGAAGATTTTCGCGTTGAAACGAAAAACACCTTTGAAGAAGCGCAAAAAAGCCTAAATTTCCACAACCAATTTGTTGTTGAAAATAATCTACCTGAACTTGTTGTTAGCACTGACGCCATCACCAAAAAAGCCGTTAGCAACAGATTTGCTATCCAAAAGTTACANACTGACTGNNAGCCTTTTGAGATTGTGCGCGTTGTGAGCGAAACGACTATTGAGATTCGAGAGATGGACGCAAAACCAGCAAGCTGGAATCAAGAATGGGTGAGCGGCGGTTTTGCAGGACATTGTTCCAACCAAGATGAGCAAAAATGGGTCATCTCTTCCAACGAAGCAAATCCAACAATCAGGATTCGGTGGTCAAAAGCAAAACAACAATGGCAGCATGGCGGTCTAAGATTCAACCTCTCGACTCAGCCAGTTAAGTTTTACGACTACAACTTTTAATCTAACGGGGGCGGCAACGCCCCCTAATTTACGGGAGAACAAGCATGAAATGGGATCGAATCAGGGTATTTTTTACCAACAAAGATGGCGTGACTCAGCGCGTATCTACGTTTGGCAAAGAGCAGCCGAAATCTACCAAATTGGGGAAGGTTAGCTGCCTTTCTTTCACTGACGCCGAAACTGGAGATCTGCATTTTGTCCAAAAAGAGCTTGTGAAAAAAGTGACTTTTGAAAAGCAGGACTTGCATTTCGGGACGTTTGAAATTGTTGAAACAAAATTAGCTTCTGACTTAGGAGAACAAGCATGACGATGTTTTCAAA